CCTGTTAATGTGTATGTGCCGTTATATGTTGCACCACAATTAGACACTGTTATTGATTGACCTGTAGTAAATATGCCAGGATTTGATAACACTAAAGTTGCTACGTTATTGCTGATAGATGAAGCCACTACTGGGGCATCGTTATGCCATAAATAACCTTGTATTAAATCTTCTGCCGATTGGCAGCACTCTTCCACTGTAGCGTCACTGTATAAAGTGCCAATACCTAAATTACTGCGTAACTCTGCCATTGTTACCATTGCAGCGGCCATAGTGTCCTTTCTAAAAAAGCTCCCCTGGGGCTAGGGCTACTAAACCCCAGAGGATTATTAAATTACTAAGTTATTAGCTTAGGTTGAAGCGGCGAACGCCACCAGCGACCAATACACCAACGGCCATGTAGCCATATAGTGCTGTTTCAATCTCGCCAGTTGCTGGCTGATTTACAGATAGTCGTAGGATTGGTGATTCGTAAATTGATACTGATGAAGGTACAACAATAAATGCTGACTCATCAATAGTTGTTGACACTGCGTTTGGATCTACGTATAGATCTAAACCTAATACGTTACCACGTAGTGATGTTGGTTGTGCAGCTCCTGCATTGTTCATTGGATTAGCAGCATTGTAAATTGGGCGACCAGTTGTATCTGTTGCGCCTAACAGTAATGACCACTGTGAAGTACCAGCGATGTAACGTGTTGCTAACTCACCTGTTGCAAGGTAAGCGGCTGGTGCTTGTGTAGATACGTAGGAAATAATTCCTGCTGAATCTGCTGCTACTCCTGTAGCTTGTGTTCCGCCTGCTGTCAATGCTGCGATAACTGCTGCGTCTGTTGCTTTGTTATACGCACGTGTCATGTTGTCAATCATGGCTGCAAAGAATTCTGGTGAAGATCTCTCTAGAATTTCTAAGCTGTAGCGTTGTAGTCCAGCATACTTCTTAACAGTTAGGTTTACGTATGAAGATACGATACCTGTCTCAGATGGTCCTGCTGCTTCTGCTGTTTCTGCAACTGTACCTGAAGTAGTGATCTTAGGTACTGAAATTGTCATACCTGCAGCTGGTAGCGCACGTGAACCAATTGCGTCTACTGCTGGGCGTGATCCAATAAGTGTATCAACTACTGTTGGCACAAACTGTGTTGGACTAAATGCTGGGTTGGTAGTGAATGAATCATCTGCAGCAGTTAAGAATTTTGCTACATCTGCTTCTGCTTTCATTACCCATGTTGCTGATTCGTGATTACCTAATTTTGCTTTGATGGTGTGTTCAAGCATGTGTGCTTGTGTCTTAATTGGTGAGCGAGGCTCTGTGTAGAAGGATGCACTAATTGTTGGGCGTGCGGCCTCTACTGGAGCAACCTCTACCACTGGTACTGCTGTTGGCTCGGTGGTGTTGTCCACTTGTGCCTCACTTTCCGTAGTTGGTTGATTTGTTGCATCCGCTTCGCCTTCGCTAGCGGCAACTTTAGTTACTTGTGCTTCTGTGAATGCTGGTGATTCGACCAGGCTTACTTCTTTAAGGGTTGCTTTAGTTACATAAATGTAATCTTTTTTCTGTGATGATTTAAGTACATCTACACCAACAGATAAGCCATCAATTAACTGCTCGCTTGCCAGCATTAAAGCATCTGATCCTTGCATGCTTGCGCTGATTTTAAAGCTAGCATAAATGCCATCTTGTTCTTCATTAAATTTTTGCATGCGACCAATAGGTCTGTCGTTTTGATGTTGCATAAGCATTTTTATCTTGCCTGGGTCGCCTACATCGATTGATCCTTTAGCAAACACAACTTTACCTACGCTGGTATTTCCTACAGTTTCAAACGGCACAATTTTGCCTGCAATAACCCTGCGCTCATTATCTGAGCTTTCTATTTGACTGCTAAACGTAAGAATCAATTTGAATCCGCCCATGTTAGGACTGCAAAGGTAAATGAAGGAGTAGTGCCACCGATTGTGCCTACTACTCTTAATTGATCGGTAAATGCAGTAGTTAATCTAATTACTTCTCGTGTAACTGCTGTTGCTTGCGTAAATGTTGCAATAGTATTCCAGTTAGTGCCATCTACTGTGTCTTGTACTACTACATCTAATGTAGGTAATGTGCCACTAGCTGCTGTAACGTCTAATTGCATTACTAATAGTCTTGCTGCAGATAGACCTTTAACGGCTGTGCCGGTAATTGTTGCAGTACGAGCAGCTGACGCTAATAGCGTTACAGTGCTAGCAGGTATATTGGCTTGTTGTATATCGCTCATTCATTTTCTCCTTTAGCGCTGTTAATGTACTCAGCATCGCCACTTTGGTTTCCGTTAGGTGTTAGGTCTTCCATTTCTTTTGCTTGCTCAATGTCAATAAGTCCTAGTGCTAGCATCTTTTCGATGGTCTCTAGTCTTGCCTTGTCATCTGAACGTAAAAATGTTTCGCTGATATTGAAACGCACAATATGGCCGTTAGCAGTTATATCGTTCATGCTTAGACGATCTTCAATGGCGCAAATATATGGTTGCAGTGAATAGGCAACAAATTCTTTACGGCCATCAATAATGTTCTGGTAGGTCATGCTGTTATTCATGTCTGCAGAGATGTAATAAGCAGGTACATTCATGGCTCGTGCGATTTGTGTTGCAAGGTACTGTGAACTTTCATTATAGGTCATGTCTTTAGGTGAAAATCCAACAGCCTCATAAGATAATGTGCTAGTCAAATATGCTGTGCTTCTATTTTGACGTGCTTGTTTCCAAGCTGCTAATAATCCTTGTACTTGTGCTTCTGGCATATCTGCGCCAGTGTTTTTTAAGAATCCTGTTGCCATAGGTGTTTGTGCTGCTACGGCTGTAGCCTTTTCAATATCTAATGCAGCTTGTATTGTACGACCTGCAGTTTGTAATACGCCTTGTGTTAATCCTTGGAATGTAACTAATGAACCAACGCCAACCATCGGTACTTTTTCATTATCGATTGTGTAATACAAAACTTCTGTACCTAATGGGTTTAATTGTGCAACTACTCGTGTGTTATTTACCCATTCAAAACGTGCTGGTCTTAAATCATCTGCATATACTTCTGTAACACGCCAATATGCAACGCCATAGAATATAAGGCTATCGACAGTCCACGAGATAGTGACGGATCGTGGCTGTCGGATATCTGGCTGTTCGCACCAGAGTGGCTTCGCTAATTCTTCGCCTGTAGATTTTTTGTACAGTTCTAATGGTAAATATCCTATAACACCTTTAATTAAATTAGCGCATCGATTAACAGCTGGTACTTGTGTTGCAAGTGTGCGATCCATAGGACCTGCACCAAATGTGTTGTAACCAAATCCAATGATGCTATCGCCCATCACGGCTGGGGCATATTGCGCCTGTACGGACTGCTTATTATTAGTTAGACCCAATGCTGACAATATACCCATATGTATACTTTATACCATAAATCGGACTAATGGTGCAAATTACACAAAGATTTGTGCGGTTTGTTGCGGTCTATTTAATTGACTGACAACCATGGCCAGTGATATAGCAGCTGTAACATCGCCAGCGGATTTACGCCTGATGATACGCCAGCCTGCATCGCTAGTCTTAGCCGCACAGTTATTTAAGTGCTGTACTAGATCTGCCTGACCACTATGCACCATTCTTCCATTAGCCATAGCATCTGATAGATCAGAGCATGCCTGGTAAAACGCTTGGCCTGATACATCTTGCATCCGCCATCCGCTTTGCTCTAATCGTGTAGCTATTGACTGCGTGGCATACTTGTCGTAACAAATTATATGTGGGTGATACTTTTTGGCCCATTCATTTATATCACTTGACATTTTAATCTCATCTATTGCTATATCGCTATGCCAGAGCTGTGCAAGTCCAACTGCTATTTTGCCATCTTTCATTTGACCCATTATTAAAGCACCTGATCTTCTTGTAGGTGCAATATCAAAGGCCATTATAGTCATTGGGCCGACAGGGATTTCTAGCGTGCTATCGCTACATGCTTCAATAGATCCATACACCCAAGGACTGACTGCGCTATCTATCCATTGACATAACATCTCAGTACGTGTTGCTTCTACGCTGTTTGTATTAACAGCTTCTTCTAGGGTTTCCTCGGTTACAAAATATCCTAATGCTGGATTAGCCATAGCCCAGGCTTTGCGATCATGTATCTTGCAGTGCTGTGGTGCTGACCATTCGTAATAACCTAAAGTCACAGGCGGATAGGATAAAGAGCGTTCCCTTAAATCATTTAACACTGTGCTAAATCCATCACCAGCATTACTTGTCATCAAAGTCATTGAGTTA